AAAGCATTGGATAAAGAAGAATCACCAGAAATTCTTGATGAAGTTTCAGTTGATAAAGCAGATGATAATGAGTTAATTTCTGATGTTTGTGGTCCGCAATAAGAAACATAAATTTGACCACCATAAGCAACAGCTGTTTGATATTGTCCTGATGATGATACTGATAGTGCAAACCAATTTTTGTTTGAATTTTTTGCGGTCCATGTATTACCGTAATTAACTGATACATAAATATTACCTGATTTAACAACAGCACTTTGATATTGTCCGCTAGATGACACTGATATTGCAAACCAATTTCTTCTAGAATCTTTAGCAGCCCATGTATTTCCAAAATCATTTGATATATAAATTTGTCCATTTAAGACAACAGCACTTTGGTATTGTCCTGATGATGATATGGATACTGAGCTCCAGCCTCTGTTAGAGTCTTTAGCACTCCATGTACTTCCAAAATCACTTGATACATAAATTTGATCATTTACAGCAACAGCACTTTGGTATTGTCCTGATGATGATACTGATACTGATTGCCACTCTCTGTTAGAGTCTGTAGCAGTCCAAGTATTTCCAAAATCACTTGATACATAAATTTGGTCATTTACGGCAACAGCACTTTGGTATTGTCCTGATGATGATACTGATACTGATTGCCACACTCTGTTAGAGTCTGTAGCAGACCATGTATTTCCAAAATCACTTGATACAAAAATTTGTCCATTTACAACGACAGCACTTTGGTATTGTCCTGATGATGATACTGATACTGATTGCCAGCCTCTGTTAAAATCTTTAGCAGTCCATTTATTTCCAAAATCACTTGATACATAAATTTGTCCATTTAAGACAATAGCACTTTGGTATTGTCCAGATGATGATACTGATATTGATGTCCAAAATCTGCTAGAATCTTTAGCAGCCCAAATATCACCAAAATTACTCAAAGTAATATTTGATACAGAAAATCCTGATAAATTAGCATTGTCCATAAAAATTCTATTATTTGTTTCATTTGATAAAGCTGATGCTAAGGATTCATCTCCAGAAATTCTTGAGTTTACTTCATTTGATAAAGCTGATGCTAAGGATTCATCTCCAGAAATTCTTGAGTTTACTTCATTTGATAAAGCTGATGCTAAGGATTCATCTCCAGAAATTCTTGATGAAGATTCAATTGATAAAGAAGTTATTAAAATAGAATCTTCAGTTATTCTAGATTGAATTTCTTCATTTATTAAATTATATAAAATTTGTTCTTTAATATAAATGGAAGCGGATAATGAAATATCTCCATTAATTCTTGAATTTACCTCATTTGATAAATCAGTTGATAAAGAAGAATCTCCAGAAATTCTTGAAGATACCTCACTTGATAAAGCAGACGATAAAGAAGAATCTCCAGAAATTCTTGAAGATACCTCACTTGATAAAGCAGACGATAAAGAAGAATCTCCAGAAATTCTTGAAGATACCTCACTTGATAAAGCAGACGATAAAGATGATAAAGAAGAATTTCCAGAAAGTCCTGAAGATAAATCACTTGATAAAGAAGAATTTCCAGAAAGTCCTGAAGATAAATCACTTGATAAAGAAGATTCTATAGAAATCGGTAATGAGGTAATTGTTGATTCAGAATATGATACATAAAGTTTACCACCACTAATAACAGCTGTTTGGTATTGCCCATTTGTTGATATTGATACTGACTGCCAAGTTGCGACAGAACCTTTAGGAGTCCAAGTATTTCCATAATCAGTTGATACATAAATTTGTATGTTATAACCAACAGCAGTTTGGTATTGTCCAGTTCCCGAAACTGATACTGAAAACCATATTTTTTTAGATTCTTTTTCAGACCATGTATTTCCATAATCATTTGACACGTAAATTAAACCATTTGATGCGGCAGCAGTTTGATATTGTCCAGTTGCTGATACTGATACTGTATTGGAGCTTGTCATGGAACCTTTTTCAGTCCATGTAATTCCAAAATCGCTTGATACACAAACTTTAGTACTAAACCCAGCAGCGGTTTGGTATTGTCCTGTTTCTGATACGGATACACAATACCACTTTTTTCTAAAACCTCGAGCTGTCCACGTATCTCCAAAATCACTTGATACATAAATATTATCACTATTAGAATCATAAGGAACAGCGGTTTGATATTGTCCAGTTGCTGAAATTGATACCCATTTCCATTTTCTGTCAAAATCTTTAGCAGACCACGTATTTCCAAAATCACTTGACACATAAATTTGTCCATTATTGACAACAGCAGTTTGATATTTTCCTGTTGATGATATTGATACTGAAGTCCATGCTCTTTCAGAATCTTTTAAAGTCCATGTATTTCCATAATCACTTGATACATTAATTTTACCCCAACTAGCAACAGCAGTTTGGTATTGTCCAGTTGCTGAAACTGATACACAATACCAACTATTAAACGGAGCTTTTTCAATCCACGTATCACCAAAATTGTTTAAAACAACACTTGATAAATTAGTGCTACTCATTATAATTTATATAAATAAAAAAATTTTAACAAAATATTTAAACAAAAATTTCTTTAAATATTTCTAAATTATAATAAATTTAATATTAATTTTTTATAAGTATTTTGTAATTCTAAGTTTGACGGCAAAAAAACATCAATTGCTTGACGATTTTGTTTTATATATAAATCTTTATTTTTATCATGATTCGTTAATATTTCTTCTAAAATTTTAGAACCTTCGATAAGATTAAAACTCTCATAAAAGTATCCGACATTTTTACATAAATGAGCGTTATGAATGATTGGCCATCCCATCCATGCTAAGTCAAAATATAAGTAATTTAATGGATTACCCCATTGGTGTGAAACAGCTATGTCTGCGTGATCTTTCATAAATGATAATGTGTTATATCTAGTTTCAATCGAACATTTTTTATCTTTTGTTAAATTTAAAGTATTCATAATTTTATTAAATTGTTTTAAATTAAAATCATTCGTTGTTGAAGAATTAATATTTGTTATGTACAAATGTTTAATTAATTTATTTTTACGGTAAGCATTTTCACAAATTAAAACAGAAGGTAAAGCCCATTTCATTATACTTATATTAGGTTCAAAAATAGCAATTTTTTTTTCTAAACCTCTGTTTTTATAATATAAATCATCTTCAATACATTTATTGGCTTTACAAAACAAAGTAATAGCATTTTTTGACCAGATAAAAGGGACTTCAATACATTTACAACGATGTAAAATAGACCAAAAATCAAGATTTAACTCAGACATTTGTGGTATAGACCATATTTGATCATATTTTGAAAGTCCATTAATCGTAAAATCATACTCATCATTTTGACGGTTTTTGTGTTGGTTATAGAGTATTTTTTCGGTTTCAATAATATAGGTGTTTCCACAAAAATAACCGACGTGTTTGGTGTTTAAATATCTTAAATAATTATATACAAATATTTCTCCATACGAAAAGCTTAGTGTAATAATTAAGTCAAATTCAGAATAAAGAATTTCAGAATATTTTTTATATTTGAATCTATCGTCATAAAATATTTCAGATAAAACATTTTCATTAATTCTAAATAGCTTACTATCTTCAACAATAAAATAAACGTCAAAACCAATATTAAGTAATAATTCACATAAAAATAAACTATTCTGGTTTATTCCATTGGAAAAAAAAGAATTAACTTGTTCAAAAATAATTAGTGTAATTCCTATTTTAATATTTTTTACATCAGTTGTTTTTTTTCTATCAAATTTTATATCGCTATAATATATTTCAGGAATATAATAATGATTAAATAATGTTTCTCCAAATTCATTTACAGTAGAAACATAATTTGGATTATTATTTTTTTCATTGTAATAAATAATATTTTTAGTTTTATCATTACTTATAATTTCATAAAGTTCTTTTGAATTAAATACTTTTTCTGTTTTATCAAAATCTATTAAGTTTCGAATAAAAGTTAAAAGAATTGTATTGTTTTTTGATGATCCAAACAATCCTAAAAATAAATTAGAAGGATTTAAAATAGACTTAACACAATAAAAAACTTCATCTGTCAATTTAATATTATTTATATTTTTAGTTGGAATTACATTTATATCTATAAAAAAACCTCCTTCACAATAAAGAATATAAAAAATAAAACATATTTTTTTTATATAGGAATTTTTAATTTGACTAAATTCATCAAAAGTAAAATTTTCAATAATATTATTTTGAAAAAATAATTCATATGTTTTATCATGATCATAAAAAAAATGATAATTATTATTAGTCATTTCCATAAAAGAATCTTCAATAACTTTTGGATATCTAAACTTAGTAACCGTAAAAATATTCATAATAGTAATTTATATATTAAAAATAAATAAATAACTTATAATTATTTATAATCTAAAATAAATAATTATATTTATTAATGCTTGCGATGTCTACAAGACTTACTATGTCTATGTTTTCTAGATCTCTTACCACCTAACCAATTATGAGGTTGAGCTGTAGGACCAGAAAATGGAGCAGCCTTTACTGCTAAACCAGTTGTTGGAGTATGTCCGGTAAACCCTCCTTTTATAGTTCTATTACGTCTTCTGGATTTACCACCATAACTTGTTGTTGTAACTGATGAACTCATTCCGAGCTTTTCTTTAGTTTTATCCCACCAAGAGCCAGATGATGAAGGAGTTGTTGAGTCGGTGCTTCCAAACAATCCAAATAATCCACCTTTCATTGTTCTACTTCTATGTCTATTTCTATTTCTTCTAGGCATTATATATTACAAAAAGAAATTAATATATAATTTTTCTTAAGATTTATCCACAAACTTTTTATAGGCATAAAAAGCGGCTAAAGCACCTAATATTTCTACAATAATATATGGTAATACATCGCCTTCCGCTAATTTACCTGAAGCATATAATGCAATAGTAACAGCTGGATTAAACGAACCACCAGAAATAGGTCCTCCTAACAACACTGGAATTGCTAAACCAAAACCAATTGCTAACCAATTTCCCGTAGCAAAAATAACATACATTAGAAACATAGTACCTAAAAACTCAACTAAATATTTGTTAAGCATTATATAAATTATATATATATATAAATTATATATATAAATTATATATAAATTATTTAAAAAATATATTGAATAATATGAAATGATAAAACAAGTTGGAACAATAGCAAATATAAATAATAAATACGTTATTTTCAATGACAAACATTTCATAAAAGAAACAGAATTATTATATTCATTATTACCAAATGATATTGTTGAATATGAAATACAAAATGATAAAATAAATATTATTAAACTTTTAAAGAGGGAAACTCAAATTTTATTTGGAATTATTAAAAATATAGATAAAAATAATGTAGCTATATTCAGTTTTCCTAATTTGCCTAAATTTTTCACTTTACAAATTCCAAACCAAACTAATTTTAATTTATTTTCCGCAGTTATACTTAAAGTTGGAACAGGATTTTATGAAGTAATTAATGTTTATGATTCAATAAAAAATAGGGTAAATGATAGAGATTTATTTATAAAATTATATGAAGAGCAATCAAACTTATGTTCTATTATGCCGTCATATAAAAATTCAACTTGCTATTATACTGAAGATTATAAAGACTTAACGCATTTATATACTTTTAATGTCGATCCAACTGAATCAAAGGATTTTGATGACGCTATAAGTATTGATGAAATTGAAAGTAAACTATATGTTCATATAGTTGATGCAAATGAACAAATTGAACAATTATCTAATATTGATATAAATTCTTTATATCATTCTTTTACATTTTATTTACCTGAAAAAATTCAAAATATTTTACCAGTTCATTTAGCTGAAGATAAATTAAGTTTAATTGAAGGTCGAGATAGAAAAACTATTACAATTGAATTTAATATTAATTGCGAAACACAAGAGATAATTAATTATTCTATTTACAAATCTTTAATTAAAATTAAGAAGAGATATGATTATAAAGAATTTAGTAATTGTTTGGATAAATTTCCTACATTATTAGCATTTTATAATAAATGGAAGCGTCAAACTTTAAATATACCTCACTTAAAAATGAATATAAATAAAAAAAATGGTAAAATACATCATTATGAATTAGAAGATTATTTTGATGACGCTCATAAGATAATTGAAACATTAATGGTATTGACAAATTTAAAAATTAGTGAAAATATAGGAACATTTGTTCCACAAAGATATCATAGTAAGATAAAGTCAGAAATAAGATTAGAAAAATTTACAGACAACGATATAATTAACTCTATAATATCAATAAAAAAATATAAGCCAGCGATTTATGATGCTTTAAATTCAGGTCATTTTGGTTTAGGATTGACAACATATACACATTTTACATCACCAATTCGTCGTTATTTTGATGTAATTATACATAGATTATTAGCGGGTATTAGTTATGAAAATATTGAGGATATTTTAGCCCATATTAATAAACAAGAATTATACATAGATAAATTAGTTAAGAATTATAATAATTTAAAATTATTGTCTTATTTTGATGATAATTTAGACAAAATATGGTGCGGTTATATATTGTCTATAAATAAAAATGGTATAATAGTAATTTTAGAAGATAATTTATATGAGTTATTTATATTCAATACTGACGTTAAATGTAGTAAGATTATAGAGTTGTACGACAAGGTATGTGTTAAGATAAATAGTATAAATTGGATAAATTTGACAGTTAAAGCATTTATAATCTAAAATATTTTATGATTAAATTTATTAATAATAACAATCATAAAATTTAAATTAGCGTCCAAGGATTAACCTTTGGTAAATATTTAAGACCAAGAACATTAATTAAATATTGTTGGTATTGGTATCCTTGACCTAGTTTTTTGTAATAACCATAAATTCTTCCTTGAGAACCAATTTTATTACGAGGACTACTAATAGCAAGAGCGGCACCTGTTCTACCATAACTTCCTAAGCCGTATGCGGGGGTTAATGATGGGAATCCATAATTTGGCATCTTATAATAATACTAAATATTATTTTTTAAAAAAAAGATTAATAATTTTGACGAACGATAGAACCCCAAGCGCAGACTTGTCCATTTTTTAAACTATAATTTTCAATTGCTCCTTTCTTTTTAGGTGCTGTACAACCACCTGAACGCGCCCTTTTAATTGTTGAACGAACACCACTAGGATAATAATTTTTTGTACTAATTGCCGCTGAATTAGGTAAGTTTACTTTATAGCCAGATTGACCTACAGCATTTGCTTTAACAATATTAACATACATAGAAGAAGCAATAGGAGGTATATAATTTGTATGAGATGATACAGGAACTCTTCTTTGTGATGAATTAATAATATATGATTGTGGTACTGATAATTTTCCTAAAGCTATTTGATTGGCTTTGACAGTTTGTGAAATAGCAGTTCTTAAATATTGTTTTCTCATATTTGAGTTCATTTCAGCATAAACAGGTTCCTGCATTGGATAAAATTGTGGTGGTGTAGGTCTAATTCCACTTAAAGTACCATAACTATGATAAGGTATAGCACCAGGATACTGATTTGTACTTAATGGACCAGTTATTGGAGAATTTACATAATTATCATATGATACAGAACCAATATTTGTTGATACAGCGTATGGAGTTGTCATTTAATATAATATATGAAAATATATTATATTTGATATTAAATAGTATTGAATATGATAAGAATTAAAAATTATTTTTTAATGCTATTAGGAGTTCCACAAAATAAACATAATTGATTATCTAAAAATTTGTTCATCATTATGGTATTATTTTTTTTACATTTACAACATTTAAATATAGAAGATAATTGACATATTTTATGATGGTTAAAATCTGTTTTTTGATATAATAATTGAAGTCTACGATTATTATTCATAGGTTAAATAAATATAATATTCCTAAATAAATTTTTTAATATCTTCTAATTGCACGCCAAGCAGATTGACTTGCGTTAGATTGATCGCCACCATAAGTCAAATCATTATAGTTCTTATTAACAGCTTGTTGTTTTAAGTAAGTTGTATAATCAGAACTATCATAAACAAATTTAACATTACATGCTGCTGCTGGTATATTATTAATTAATTGAAGAGTATTATAAGCAGCGGATGGTGTGCACGAATTTTGTACAGCACCAAAATGATTTTTTAGACCTCTTAAACCTGGTCTACTTTGAGGCGTCTGACAACTACCACCGCAAGAATAATTTAAACGACTTAATATATCACCAGCATTATTAACTGCTCTAAATGGTGTTGTGATAGGTTGTTTTAGATTATCGCGTTTTAATTGACTTGGATAAGTAGTATTCCAAGCGTTTTTTAAAGTAAAACGAATATTTTCGAATTCATTATAGCGTTTATCGGTAGTTTGTGTTTGTTGAGGCATATAACCTTTTATAGCACCTCCTGAATTTTTTGGGTTTACAACTAAAGATTGAAAAGCAACATTACTTCCATTAATTGGGCTTGTATATCCTACAGATGTCGACATTTATATAATACTATAGTAAAAAAGTTTTAAAAATGTATATTATATAAATTAATAACTTTATCTAAACATTTGGAAGAGAGAATAATATTTAAATAATATATAATGTTCGATTTTATATTACTAATTAGTGCGATAATTTTTATTTCAATTGATTTTGTATACTTAAATGTAATGAAAGGTTATTTTAACAAACAAGTTCAAAATGTTCAAGGGTCATCCATTAATATAAATTATTTAGGTGTAGCTTTGTGTTATATATTTTTAATATCTGGAATAAATTATTTTATCATTAAACCAAAAAAATCTGTAAGTGATGCGTTCCTTTTAGGTATTGTCATTTATGGTGTTTATGAAACAACTAGTTATGCTTTATTAAAGAATTGGTCTATACTTACAGTTATAATTGATACTTTATGGGGTGGTTTATTATTTGCTGCTACAACTTATTTAGTTAACTTGCTACGCTAAATTAAATTTTTTGGTATTTATTTCTATTAATATATATATAATGTCAAATAGTAATCGTTATAAAAACTTAACAAAAGAGGAAAAATTAGACGAAGCGAAAAAAATACTTGTTCAAGAGGCAAAATGGAACGATATAGAAGCATACAATAAATTTAAAGATTATATCAATAGTAATGAACTTACTCTCGGATATTTGGAAAATTTACTACACGAAAGTTTAAATGTTAAAAACGGTCCTCATCCATTGAAACCGGTGGCTGAGAGAAATTTATCATTAATAGTTGACCATGCAGATATATGGAAAAATGAAAATTATGATTCTAATGGAGGGAAAAAAAGCAGAAAAAGTATAAAAAACAAAAGAAGTATAAAGAACAGAAAAAGTATAAAAAACAAAAGAAGTACAAGAAAATAATATCACATTATTTAAGTTAAATAGTTAATCATATATGGAAAAAAATATAACGAAATAATTAATATAATAATATTATTATTAACTGAGTATGTAGCAAAATTTGAACTTAATAAACAAGCTAATATCATCATAAAACTATCTCCAACAATAGCTTTTCCTCCAACTTCTTTTGCGTATTCCTTAAAGAAATCTAACATACTATTATAACCAACAGGTGTAAATTTAAAAAACAAATAAAATAATATATCATGAGTAATCTGAATAATTACAGCTAATAATGTAAATTTCCAGATATTAAATGAAGTAAAAAAATAATGATATAAAAATCTAGTAATAATAATACCTATAACTAAAATTAAAACATCAGCTAAAACCGCACTTAATTGATATTTTTTATACCATTTTTTCAATAAATAAGAATTAAAGACATTATGATATAGTAAAAAAATTATTATTAAATCCGCATTTATACAACCGTTTAAAATAGGTAAATAATCATTTACATTTGTGAAGTTTGAAATATTTTTAAATATCATATAATTAAATAATATAATTTATTTTTAATGTAAATAAATTATAGTTTAAAATCAAAAATTTTTATTTTATTATTTTATACTAATAATTTTTTTAAATTTTTATTTTTTAACCCTCTGTAATTAGACGAGGAGCAATATTCATAGTATTTAATTCTTGAAATAATAACTTACACGCATAAGGAATTTCTACATAAGCAAAATCAGCTCTATTTCCACAAGTATGACATAAATGTATGTGCATTTTATCGTTGTAAGATGCTATAAGACCACATTTTTTACAAATATATACAGAATATTTATCAGACGCATCGTACATTCTTCCTCTAGTAAATCTAGCTGCTCCATGGGAAACCATACAATTATGAGCAACTATACCATTTGCTAAAAACGAATGAGTATTTTCTACTTCAATATCATAAACAGGATAAACGCCTGCTGGTCTAATGTCAATAACTTTTAAATTCATTGTTGGTAATCCTTCACAATCTATATTTACACCATATTTTGATGAAATATATTGACAATCATCCTCTGAATTTTTATTTGATATATCATTTAAGAACCAATCAATAGCACCTATTTCTTTTAAATATTCTTCTGCTGTTGGAAATGATTTACTGGCAAAATTTCCAAAGTTTGTTCCTTTAATTAAATGGTCAGTAATGTCGTGTGTAGATGGAATAGCATATTCGTGAATTAATGGTTCAATTAATTTTAATTCTTCAACCGCTTTTTCAATTGCTTCTTTTGTATGAACAATTTTATCTGGAAATTCTTTTTTAATTTCACTAAAATGTGTTAATTCATCTACTTTAGCAACAATCCAGTTATGTTGTCTTGTCACTTCATTTCTAAGACGTTTATACGATACACCTGCCTCTAATCTTTGTGATTTATGACAACAATAACGGAAGCCAATTTTTTCGTGAAATGGAATAAGTTCATCAATATCCAGATGTAGTGTTAATTGATAATTTCTAGAATCATCATTCAAATCTGTTTTACCTTTTGAATAACTAGTCTCTTTGAATTTCTGAATAGTTATTTTATGAATATTAAATCTTGCTAATAAATTTTTAATATCATTCATCGCCTTTGTTAGAGAATCTAAATGAAATTTATTTTTTGTTTGTGAAAATGAAACGGAAGATAATATGTCACGTTTTCCACGATGTAGTCCAAGAACACAAGTATGACCATCGCCTCCAAATAATCCACCTAAAAACTCACGTACTATAGGTAAAGGACATAGTGGGTCTAGAATAAATTCAGGTAGTGTTGCTGATTGAGTAACTTTTTTACCAACTAATATACCTTCTAACTCAACTATATTATTTGTTAAGTAAGCAGGAATCTTGACTTCGTATAAATTTTTACATTCGAATTTGGTTTGTTTAGTATCACATAATAGTTGTAAGTCATTCATAAAACTATTTACATCAATCATATGCCCTAAAAATACCGATGCTGAATAACAATTTTTGTCTTTATTAATATGTCCATCTGTTATTAAATATCCAATCAATTTCGCCAATACAAGTGTTTTTTTATAATTTTTTATCGTGTCTGTTTTGAATGTTAAATCTCCTACTTTTAAATTCCATCCATTACATTCTTTCATTTCTTCATTAAAATCAGCAACAGGATAAGTTACACTTGATTTTACTTTTTGTTCACCAACAATTAAATCTTTAGCTTTAATCCATTGACTATCAGATGTAAGTATTGGATGTTCTGGAGTACATATATTAGTTCTGCCATCTTCAAATGTAATTTTTATACATTCTCGTTCACCTTTATATAAGAAACCAGTTTGTTTTGATGGAATCATTTTATTGGTTTTTTCATCCCAACCCAAAACTTCATCCTCACAAGACTCCATATTTTTTATTAAAACACTAAGACCATTTGTCGTTACAATTGGTGTGTTTTCCCATTCGCAATCACGTTCCATTTCACCAAACCTTAACCCTCCATCTCTCGACCTTCCTTCTGCAGGTTGTCTGGTAAGATTTACCATCGGTCCAATAGAACGACTATGAGCTTTATCATTAACCATGTGTTTAAGTCTTTGATAAAATACTGGTCCCATGAATACACTACATTCAACTTGTTCTCCGGTTAAACCGCTATATAACAATTCATTTCCGTGCGCTTCGTAACCAGCTTTTAATAATAAATTACAAATATCTTTTACTTCAAAATCACCAAATGCTGTTCCGTCACCAAATAATCCTAATTCAACTAATACCTTACCAAGTACAGTTTCTTTTAATTGACCAATCGTCATACGGGATGGAATAGCGTGAGGATTAATTATTATATCTGGTTTAAGACCGGATTCAGTATATGGCATATCACATTCTGGAATAATATTACCAACCGTTCCTTTCTGTCCATGTCTAGAACTAAATTTATCACCAATTACAGGTTTTCTTACTGTTCTAAGTCTAACTTTAGCAAAGTTATATCCTTCGCCATTTCTGTCAATATAGTTTTTATCAATATACGTTTCTTCAGCAGTTTTATATATTTTACTTTGGTCTTCATATTTAATAACTTTTGTATGGTCATTTCTATTTTCTTTAATTGGTGTTACTTTTGAAATAATAATATCTCTATTTTCAACCAAAGAATTTTCTGGTATAACACCTTTTGAATTAACTTTATTATAATTTCCCATTTTAAGGCCTTTTGTTTTATTTGGATCTGGTCTACATCTTATTTCTTCATCACCATTTATTTTTTGTTTATCTTCATCTTTTTCAGTATGATAGACAGTTACTAATGCCATACCTCTATCTACCGATCCTTTATTAATCAGTAAAGAGTCTTCTTGATTATAACCTGTGTGAGTCATAATTGCTACAATTAATTGTGAACCAGATGGGATTTTATTTAAATTTATTAAATCCATAATACGTGTATCAACTAATGGTCTCATAGGATAATTTAATATATATGCTGTTTTATCCATTCTATTTTCATAATTTGTTACATACACACCCATAGCTTGTTTACCTTGAGCACAGTTGCTCGACAAGAAATTATTTCCAGCAATAAAACTATGGTCATCCGATTCTACTGTGATGTCTGAAATTTTTCTATTTTCAATTGTTTCAATTAAACTGATAGGCATAAATATCATATTGTTCTGGATTTTAATTTCATTCATCCAATTTTTAATTGTATTTTCATTTAGTCTGTACATACTAATTTTGCGTCCATTCAAATAACTTTTTTTGATGTCAGAAACTTTTGCTACTGAAATACCCAATTCATTTGCTATAGTTGTATTGCTTTTATTATGATCAATCATTTGTCTTATATTTTCAATAAATTTAAGATGCTTTTCATAGCATATATTTTTATATTTTAAATATTCAACGATAACAAATGAATGCGTAAATTTAGTAGACGCATATCTATATCCAATTTTTTCAATATAATTAATCAAATTTTTTTGCGTATCAGATAATTTATAAGCAACTTTAATTTTATTTGATTCTACATTTACATTTTTACATAAATGTACGTCAATATCGAAATGATTAAATAATTGAACACATTGATTCATAAATAATTCTAAACTATCTACATGATTGGGATTAATTTGTTGAGATGTTTCAGCACAAATAAAATTATATCCTTTTGATGTTTTATTCCATCTAATTTTACAACCATCACCACCTTGAAATCCTGCTAAAAACTCTCTTTTAATTATATCATTACCGTTCATAATCCATTCAGGAATAGCTTTTCTGATTGTTTCTGTTTTTCTTCCATATGTAACACCAAGAGCAATTAATAGAGAAGGAAGAGCACCGTTATGTGTAACGGAATATGTAGTATGAATAACATTATTAAAATGTCTAGTTCCTTTATTATACTTGCATTTATTTAACCCACATTGTTCAATATCATTTTCAAATGCTTTAACATCCGTTTCGGTTCCAAAATCAAAAGAACAAGCTGTATATTTTGAACCTCTCTCATAAATGTTAATAGAACCGTCGGCTAGAATAAATCCAAATATTCTTGAAATGATTGGTAAAATATAATCATCATTATGAAGTGGAATTAATTGTGCCTTTGTTAATGTAATAATTTGTTTATTAATGTAGTTCAAATCAAGACCACAATCTATTAGATTATTTCTTAATTCACATTCGTCCAAAATAATTTGTTTTTGTTGTTTTTCTATATTAGGAACAAATGTTGTATTAGGCATAATACCAATATAAGTATCATTTACTACAAAATCTTTGACTTCTTTCCATCCTTCTATAGTCATAAATTTATGATCTTCTGTAGCAATAATTTCTCTTCCTGTAATGGTTTTAATTTTATATAAAGTTTTATCGGTTTCTCTAACGTAATGATTTACAACTTTTGTATAGCTGGTATTTAATGTTTCTGGATTAAAACATACTACATTATCACCAATTTTTATATCTTTAATGGCGATTTTGTTTCCGTTTGTTAACAAAACAGTTTCATTAATATCTAAACATTGATATGTATTTCTAGGGGATTGATTATGTTCGGGAAATGGTATACAAGAAGCTAGAACACCAAACATAGTTGATGGATGAATTTCACAGTGTGTATATTTTACTAATTTATTATTTGGATTGATTAAATCCTTTGGTTTAATGGCTATCATTGACCAACTTTGTTCTTCAGGATCAATATATTCAATAATTGATTCATACATGTTTGATGAAGACAACAAATTATTCCAATTATATTCTTTATTGTTTAGTTTTTTCATAATTGAATTATTAATCAATAAATTTCTATTTTTTATTCTTAATAATGGTCTTGTAAGTCTTCCACTATCATTACAAACTCTGATCTCTTTCAATTTATAATCAAATATAACAGATGTGTATATATTAATTATACCTTTATGTTTCTTATCTTTTAACATAGCATATAATTCTTCTGGATTTAGAGCGATGCCTACCCAGGCTCCATTGATAAATACTTTTACTTTATCATAAATAAATTCAGGTGTTGTCTGTGGGTCATCAATTTTAACTATATTTGGTATGATATACTCATATAGAGGAAGCGAATTTGAATAAATAGTAATATGAGTCATATAGCTAAGATTTTTTACAACACCAACAGATTGACCTTCTGGAGTTTCAGCAGGACACAAATAACCCCAAGATGTATTATGTAATTTACGAGGTGGTACTAATTTACCACTCTTATCTGTAGGAGTCGATATTCTTCTCAGATGACTTAGACTTGACACATAATTTAATCTATTTAAAACTTGTGCGACACCAACTTTATTTGAATTGCTATGTTTAATTCCAAAATCACCTGTAGATAATGCTCTCTTGATTCCATTTTCAATAGTGGAAGATTTTATTATTTTATAAATATTTGTGAGATTAATTATATTTTCATAATCATCTTTTGACCTCCAAGAGCCTGTGTTTATTTCTCTGATAACTTGTTTTTCCATATCTTTCACAAGCTTATTAAAATAGTTTCTGTATAAATTATTTAGCAATGTTCCTGTTAAATCAACGCGTTTATTTAGATAAGAATCTCTATCGTCTTGTTTAATCAATTCGAAATGTGCCATTAATAATTTATTTGTCATATAACCCAAGAAGTAAATTTTTTGCTCCATATTATGACAATGAGGAAATAGATCATTGTTCAAAATATCTAATGTAAACTCGTGCTTCTTTTTTGCTCCAGTTTCCTTATCCATATTAATTGGTGTATACATAGCAAAGCTTGTTATATATCTGATACATTCCTCTTGTGTTAAATATTTATTTGCTTCTATTACTGATGCTTGTAATGCTTGAAGTAATTGTTTGTTTTTAGAATCATTAATATTCAAAAGAATTTTTTCACAAATTTCCTTGTCTGATAAAACGCCTAATGCTCTGAAAACAACAAATAATGGAATCGGTTGCTTAACACGTGGTATTTCTACTACAATTGGTAAACCAAACCCATTATTCTTAGATGAAATGAGCATAGAAATTTGTTTTGGTGAAATACATTTAAAATCAGGAACAGATTTTATTTCAGCCTTCCATAAATATTTTGTATCATTCTTTTCAACATTAAAACAATATACCCGATTTTCAGCTGCTCTTTCTTGTCCTAAAACAGTTTTTTCAGAGCCATTAATAATAAAATATCCTCCAGCATCAAATTTACATTCGCCGGTTTGTATATTATCAAAATGTTTATACTGATTCAAAACACAAATGTTAGATTTTAACATAATTGGTAGTTTACCAATATGTACCCTAGGTATAGACTTATGAAATATCTGTATATTTTCTAAATTTGGTCCATTTCTAACTACATATTTTATATTTATATCTACCGTAGTAGATGCTGAATAAGTAAAATTTCTAAGACGAGCTTCTTGAGGAAACATTAACTTAATAGCACCATTATTTTCATGGATTTGGGGGCGATAAATATTAAAATTTTCAAAAGTAATAAATATTTCTAAGGCATATTTTTTAGATACTGTGTCAAAATCCTGTTCTGAAGCAATATGAACTGGATTAAACATTTCAATAGTTTTTATAATTTGGTAACCTACAAAATTATTAAATGATTCTAATTGATGTCTTACAAATCTTTCTAATTGCTGACCACTGAAATAAGATTCAATAATATTCCATGGCGTTTCGATATAAGGTTCATTTTCAATATCAAACATATCATTAACTTTAATTTCAGAACTCATTCTTGTAGTTGGGTTGTGGATACTATTTGACATCATTTTTCGGGTTATTTATTATTTCAATTTATTTTTAAATTGTTTTAAAAATAAATATAATTCATGATAATTACTAGGAGTAAGTGTAAGCATATATTTACTTATTTTTTTAGACTCTATAATGTGACTTTAAAAATAAGAAAAAGTATGTAATTTGTAAACTCTTGATATATATAAATATTAATAAAATAATATAAAATTAGTGCTTCAATATAATTATGGTTAATATAAAAAAACACAGAAATTTAGACCCATTAAAATTAAATAATTACAATAATTTTTTAAAAACATTAGATAATGGTAATAAAAGAGAAAAC